AGATTTATTGTCAAATATGAAAATATGATATATTTTTAATCTTAACTAAAATAAATATGAGAACCTATGTTCTCATATCGATGAATTAGTGGTAAAATATGTACATGGGTTCTTCGAACGTCTTAATGCAACATTGCATATTTTATTTATTTAAACCCGAGAAACGTTGTTGTACAGGGGTTTCTCAACTTTCTCAATAATTGTCTGATAACTGCACGACTGAATTTTGGGAAATTTGTGTTAAAATGATAATAACTAAAAACGGACGTAAAAAAGACTCACAGCGTGTATAAGTAGTGTTAGCGCACTCTTATACCGCTTTCCCTAAGCCAGCTAGGGAAAACACTTACTGCAAGTCTTACATAAAATTATAACACATCTTTTGAATGTAGTGACGCGTTTTCCTGTAAAAGTTAAAATTTGGGTATAACGTGTCTTTTTGTCCACAAGGAGGACAAATAATGCAGAGTTTATTAATTAACATGCATGAGGATTTAAAGAGTAACGGCTACACGAATCGTAAATTAGCTAAACGATTTGATGTTAGTCACACAACTGTGAACAGTTATTTTAAAGCGACTAGTGAATTTGACTTTATGCACTTTGTAGAATCTTTGAGGTTACATAAACCCAACAATATTAACTTCAGAAGAGAATGCGTTAAAAAAATGTTTGAACAATTAACACCAGTTAATGAACGGGTAGCGATGGAAGTTTTGAACATGTACGGTGAATATGGATTACAAAAACAATTGACCGCTAAAATAATAAACTCAGATAAAACTACGAAAAACGCAAGAATAAATAAGAAAATAGCAGCGATTTATGATTTGCTTGCTCTTCGACTATCTGGAAGGATATCTAATGACGATTTTTTTGTAGAAACGGACAAGATGAGGAATTCTTTTAAAACATCTAACAATGAAGCTAAAATATTATCAGGCTTTGCATTTATATACGCTCAACTCAATTTCGGTGATTATCGAATGGTTTCGCAATATACAAATCAATTGAAACCATTAATTGATGACGTTAGTAAGGATACCATTAGAAAATCATATGCATTACGAATAAAAGAAATGGAGTCGATGAGTGCGCAAAGAGGAAATGATTTAGAGACTGCGAGGAAATTGTGTTTCGAAATTATAAACGATGAAACTAATCCTTATGATTGTATGAAATCATTAGCTTATTGTACATTAGCTGAGACGCATATGATGGATTATGAAAAGGCACATTATTTTTTAGAACAATCTTTCTCTACTCTTCCAATCATTACAAATAAAAAACTTCTTAATCGTAAAGGGTTTATAAAAAACACACTTGATTTCCTGAATATAGTTCATGAAAAGAACCTAGAAAAAATAAACCCATCGAGTTTAGCTGAAAAAGCACATTTATACGCAAAAATAGGTAAGGAAAAAGAAGCAGTAGTTATTTTAGAAGGTTTAGAAAAGAAAAACGGAGGTCTTTCTCCCTTTCAGAAGCACTACAAAGGACTTGCTACAGGAGATAAAAGATTCTTTGAAGAATCCATAGCAGATTTTGAAAAAACAGGTGATTTTTTCTATATTTTCCTACCTAAAATGGCTTTAAAATGATATAATGAGGGCATACATAAAGGTGGTGAAATGATTGAAATCCAAAATCATTAAATCGATTTTAGCGATTGCCGCTGTAGCTTGTTTTTCCTTTGCAGCAGTAAAAACAGAAGATACACAACAGGTTGCGAAAGTAGAACAGCCTGTACTATATATGCAAGTTGATCCCGGTGGGACAGGCGGCTGATTCTGTCACAACATAATGGGAATTTAATAGATAAAAGAAATGACACTATCAATTGTTGATAGTGTCATTTCTAATTTAAGGGGAATGGAAGCGAATCGACCATGTGGTCAAATGCTTTCCAAATTAGGGTTATAAAAGTTGATAAACAAACATTCCGAGGGGGACAACATATTATGGAGAAGTTAGTATCTGAATTATTATTAATGGAGAAGGTTGAAGGGGTAAATATTGAACATCTCCGTGAAATGCTACTAGAATTATCAAATACAGAAAAAAAGTAAAATAAAACTCCGTAGACAATTATTAGTCTCACGGAGTTTTATTTTTAGATATAAAGCTTTGGATTGTTGATTTAAATAACTCTTTGTTGTCCTCTGAAAGTTGGTTGATCAGGGTCATCCATTCGTTAGTTTCTTTGCCTATCTCTTCTGTTTCTTTAACTGTTAACTTTTGATGCATCGCTCTTCCTAATAAGTAATCAATAGAAACCTCGTATATGTCGGCTAATTTAGTTAAGGTCTCGTAGTCAGGTTTACGTCTTCCTGATTCGTAACTAGATAAAGTTGCTTTATTAACGTCTAATTTTTCTGAGATGAAAGTCTGTGTGTAACCTTTCTTTTCGCGACACGCTTTCAATCTTTCGTTTAAGTTCATAATTTTATTATTCCCCTTTATAAATAATATCCCATTATAAATGTGCATTGCCTTACTTTAAGGTGTAATACACTGCCTCGCTGTGCATTGCAAAACTTTTGCTTAATTACAGTATATATACTTTTTGACAACTTTTCACTATCTGTAAAAATATTTTTAACAAAATGACAAAATAGGGTTTACATTTACGAAATGAAAACCTATAATGAAATCAAGAAGTTGTCAAAACGACAACGACAGGAGGTGAGGCGGATATGACATTTGGTAACAGAGTCCGAGATATTCGCAAACAAAAAAATATAACACAAGAAAAACTAGCTAAGAAGCTTGATTTCAGCCACGCTTCAGCTATTTCTTTCATAGAAAATGGCAAGAGAAGATTAGATGCTGAAAAGATACCTACCTTAGCAAATGCACTTGGAGTATCGATAGACGAACTTTTTTTTGCTCAAAATGTTGTCAAAACGACAACTGAAGAAATGGGGGAAAGAAAATGAATCAATTAAAAGTAATCGTAAATGAAATGCTTCCAGTTTACCAAAATGAAAATGGCGAGAAATTCGTAAACGCTCGTGAGTTACACGATCAACTTATGAGCAAACAAAAATTTGCAGATTGGATAAAGAAGCGCATCGAAAATTACGCTTTTACAGAGAATGAAGACTTTTTCATAAGTTTAGGAAAAAGTTCTGGTGGACGTCCTTCAAACGAATTCATCCTAACGATGGATACGGCGAAAGAAATCGCAATGGTAGAAAACAACGAAATGGGACGAGCAATCAGAAAATACTTCATTGAAATAGAAAAACGATTCCGCCAACAACAAGCGAAGTCACCAGCTGAGTTAATCTACATGTTAGCTCAACAAAATATGGAAAGCGAAAAAAGAATGGTCCATCTAGAACAGCAAGTAACAACAGTGAACCACCGATTAGATAACATCGACAGAATCGATACAATCGGGGACTTGCAGCAACGTTTAAACAAAATGATTAGACGACATGCACAACAAGAGAAAATGACCATTCCGAATGCATGGAGAGCTTTCACAGATGCATTCAACACTGCATACAAGACTAACTTGAAATTACGAATTACCAAATATAAAGAGAAACATGGTTTGAAAGACCTAACAAGACCACAGTACTTATCAATGACAAATCAACTAGAAGATGCGGTTCGTGTAGCAGACAAGCTTCTTAATAAAGGAAGTGCTACAGCATGAGTCAATTAAAAGAAGCGATTGAAATCTTAGAATCTACGTTTACAGATGGAAGAGATCGTTATCCTGGGACCATAACTAATGCACATGGGACATTCCCTTGTATTACAAGTAGAACTGAACATCTAGAAGTATTAATCGAAATGGCTTTGTATTTATTACACGATCATTCGGAAGGAGCGATGTAAACGATGGAAGAAAGCACATTCTCATTATGCATGGTGTTAGTAGCGGTCATAGTATTCAAAGGATTCATCTATCTGATGGAACGCATAGACAAACGGATTATGAAGGATGAAAAGTGATGGATAAACAGCAGCGTGATGAATACGAACGAAAGAAAATCTTGTGGATCATAAAGGATTTAAGAGCTAGAGGGATACATAACAGCGCGGATAAGGTTGAGGAAATGCATAAGGAGTTTATAACTTTAGCTAAATAACAAATAAAGGGGAATGGAAGATGAAACTTAACAAGTACGACGGGATGTATTGGGCTTTCTACTTAGTGATTATGTTCATTGTATTCGGGAATGCGAAAAGCTTCATATCAGCAGCGGCAATCATGGTGTTAGTTGTTCTTATATCTGAAGTGGACCATCGTCACGGTTACTTTAAAGCAAATAGGAAGAAAGTAGAAGAATCGAAGTAAGACAAGCCTTCGCTTGTCGGAATATTCAGGAATCTAACGGTATTCCCCACCTAGCAAATGGGTTCCTGGATATTCCGATGCGTGAAAGCATCAAGAAAGGGGAACGAGAAATGTTACCGTTACAAGTCAAATTAATTAATAGCGAGTGTTTAGGCAAAGGAACTGATTTTGAGGATGAAATTAATAATTTTTGCGAAACAATTGCAACTAATGGCTATGAAGTAATTGATATTAAATACCAAATGACTTACACACCACCAGAACCATACGCTAATTGTGGTTCAGAGCAAGTTCACACAGCGCTAATTATGTATAGATAAATCAGAAAGGGGAACTGAAATGACACCATGTCACGAACCGGCTTATTGTAATGATTTAGAAGGAAACAAGTACTTATGCAGATTTGAACATTATGAAGTGGATAGTCGTTTTGAAGGTGAACCGCCTGAATGGAAGGCTGACATCATCGAATTTATGCCAATCATCCCTATCTATAAATGCTGGGGAAAAGGAATCAAAACAAAATAAAAAACCGCCCTACCCATCAGGACGGTTTGGAGAAAAGAAATGTAAATCTTTCTACTTACATTATACCAAATCTTTTCTCCTAAAAACAAGGAGGAAGTTAATCATGATAGATAAGAGAAAAAATGCATTCTACAAAATTACATTACATTTCTTCATTCGTAACAAAGGAGTTAGAGAAATCAGTGAGACAACTGTATATAGCAATCATAGTGTAACCTCAAAACGCTTTGTCGAGTTTGCTAAAACACACGTGAGACAGATAAAAGGGTTCGATGGTTTCTTAGAAGATTGGGCATCGCAACAAACTGTTTCAAATGAACTATTTTGCGAATAAGAGAATAGCGAGGAGGAATGTGGAAATGAAAGATGGCGTAGTTTTAATGTATTGCAAGGATGGAGTTCTATACCCAGTGGCATTAACGAATGAGCAAAACGAAATGCTTCAAATGTCATCAATGTTATTTCAACCATTAAAGGTTGTGTTTGATAAGCCGCAAGGGCAAGCGATTAATTTAATGGAGGGTAAAAAATAATGAAAATTAACTTTAAAGAATTACGTATTACTAACTTTAAAAATCATGACAGCCTTAATGTGGCTTTTGGTGAAATAACAACTATTAGTGGCCCGAATGGTGCAGGGAAATCATCAATAGGTGAAGCAATTACTTGGGTTTTATACGGAACGGATCCATACGGAACTAAAAACGAACCGAAACCTATCGGTAATGAAGATGCAGAAACGAAAGTTGAACTTCTTATTCAGGTAGACGAAAAGGATATTTTAATCAGCAAAGCTCAAAAGAAAGCAGCAAAGCACTACATTAATGAGGTTCCAAAGAAAGCGAAGGAATTTGAATCATTTATAGATGAGTTGTTTGATAAACAAGCATTCCTATCATTATTCAATCCTGGTTACTTTAGCTCACAACACTGGCAAACACAACGTGAACAGTTACTTACATATGTTAGTGAGCCTTTAAAGAAAGAAGTATTTGCTGAGTTACCAAAAATACAAGTTGAGTTATTAGAAGGAAACTTAAAGAAACTTTCAATAGAAGACTTACAGAAAGTTCATATAGAGCGTAAGAAAACACATGAGAAATCATATGAACGTGCTAGTGAACGAGTTATCACATTAAAAGAACAACTCGAAAAGCAAAAGACAGAAAGTACTGATGTTAATAAGGAAGAAATTGAATCACAACTATCCGAATTACAAACGAAACGTTCAGAAATCGATAAAACGATTAAAAATTCACAGCAAAAACAGCAACAATACAACCAAGTTCAGTATCAAATCGAAGGTATGAAACAGCAAGTTTTAAAGCAAAAAAGCGTTGTTCTCGGCATTAGAGATGAGGAATTACAAGACACTTGCCATACATGTGGACAAGCCTTACAAGACGAAGCAGTTGAGCAGGTTAAACAAAATAAAATTAACCGATTTGAAGAAGCCAAACAGATTGGTTCAAACATGGTTAAGAAGTTAAAAGAACTAGAAGCTTCTATAGAAGAGATGTCACTTGAAGAAGTAGATCCAACTCAGACAAGAGAAATCGATGAAAAGATTTACGAGTTAAACGGATTACTTAGACAATCGCAACAACTGGAGCTATTACAGAAAGAAATTGATGATGCAGCGGAAACACAAGCGAAGATTCGCAAAGAAAAGAATGAATCAATAGCAATCATCGATGCAATTAAAGACTTCCGTACGAAGCGTTCTGAATTGATGGTTAGTAAGATTCAAAGTTTATTCACAAGTATTGATGTACAGCTCTATGAAACTCTTAAAAACGGCGAAGAGAGAGCTACATTTGAAATTTTAATGGATGGTAAACCTTACAGCAGACTTTCTACAGCAGAAAAGATTAAAGCGGGATTAGAGCTTGTAGAAGTGTTAAGCAAGCAATCTCAACTAGTAGTGCCTACGTTCGTTGACAACGCTGAAAGCATTCTACATTTCGCTAAACCAGCAGGACAACTAATCATTGCGAAGGTTGAAGATACAGAGTTCACGATAAAAGCAGAAGGAATTCAAAAGGAGGAAGTAACTAATGCGTAAATATGTTGTAACACTTTGGACAGATATTATCACTGATAATGAGCAACTTTCTTACATGAAAGAAATTGAAGTGGCGGACAAAGGAAATCTAAGGTCTAGTATCAGATCAATGTTAAAACAGGATTTTATCGAAATCGAAAGTAAAACACACGAATTGATCTTGCTTGCATCTAAAAATATTACAGAAGTTACGGTGAAAATTAAGGAGGAAGTAATCAATGACTAATCAAGTAACAGCAGCACCTAATACAGAAAAGGTAATTGGTAACTTTACGAAAATGGAGCTAGACACAATTAAAAGTACTATTGCAACAGGGACAAGCAATGAACAGTTCGCTTTATTCGTACAGACTTGCGTTAACTCAGAACTTAATCCTTTCCTGAATCATATTTATTGCATCGTGTACGGCGGGAAAATGAGTATTCAAGTATCAGTGGAAGGCGTGCTGCACCTAGCAAGACAAAAGAACGGATATAAAGGTATCGATGTTCAAACAGTACATGAAAATGATGAGTTTGAAGCTGATCGTTCTCAAGAAGGTGAGTGGATTATCAGGAAGCACCAAGTTAAATTCCCTCGCGGAAAAGTAATTGGTTGCTATGCAGTAGCTCAACGTGAAGGGTTTAAAGATGTTGTAGTCATGATGGAGACAGACGAAGTAATCCATATGAAGAACGGCACAAACAAGCACATGTGGAATAACTGGTTCAATGATATGTTCAAGAAACATGCAATGAAACGCGCGGCTAAATTACAGTACGGTATTGAAATTAATGAAGATGAAGCAGTTTCATCGAGTCCAGTAGATAGTGTTCAATCTTATGAACCTGAAAAGCGTGTAGATATCACACCAAATAAACCAACTCAGATTCAAGTTGAAGATGGCGAAACAGTAGATCCAGAAGAAGCACTGAAAAACAAATGGGAAGAAATTAATAAGAAACTTAAAGGATTCGGAATGACTAAAAATGATTTGAAATTAATCATTGCAGAGAAGTTCAATCAAAAACCAGCGGAACTAACATTACAACAAATTGCTGCACTTTCTAAGTTCATTGACCTTGAGCATACAAAGAGACAAAAGGAAAGCCAAGTAGTTATTGAACAGGAGCCGGAAGTGATTGAAGTTGCAGCAACGATTCTTCCACAAGACGAATTCGAATTTGAAAATATGGAACTTGATTTCGCATGATCAACACACAAAGTAAGGTACTCCTTCCGGGTTGGTGCTTAAAAGGCACTGACCAGGAAGAAGTAAAACAAAACGTACTGAAATATATAAATCCAAAACGCTACCCAGGTTATAGGGTCCTGAAAGTATCGAAAGGATTTGCGATATGTGAGAGGGAGATGTAGATGGAAACAATCATTAGAGATGGTCCTATGCGCTTATCATTCTTCGGTAGAAATATAAATCAACGGTATTTGAAAGACGAAACTGTATCTGGACTAATTGAAAAATGTAAACCTTTGGATGAAGAAGGATTTGAATATGTATTTAAGATTCGTAGGGTTTTAGAAACGGTGGCTTCTCAAAAAGAAGAAAACCCACATTTGTTTAAGAATTGCATTAAAAAAAATAGAGATCGCGGATTTTATTATGAAGTGGTTATGAAGAAGGTGAATTAAATGGCTAAATACAGACACGTACAAACTTCTTTCTGGTCGGATGCAAGAGTTTCAGAAGAGATGACACCAGAGGACAAATACTTTTACCTCTATCTAATGACAAACGAACACACAAAACAAATCGGGGTTTACCAGATTACAAGAAAGCAAATCGCCTTCGAGTTAGGGTATTCAATTGAAACTGTAAAAGCGTTACTAGAAAGGTTCGTTAGTTATCACAAGCTAGTTATGTATAACGAGGAAACAAGAGAGATTTGCTTGGTGAATTGGGGTAAATACAACCTTAACAAAGGCGGTAAGCCGATTGAGGACTGTATCAAAAAAGAGCTTAAATCCATCAAAGATTTATCTCTCGTGAAGATGGTACTCGAAAAAACGGAAAACACCTCGCTAGTACAGAAAGTCAGTGTTTATGCGGGTCTTGACGATACGTCCCACGATACGTCGACGATACGGGGACAAAAAGAAAAAGAAAAAGAAAAAGAAAAAGAAAAAAAGACTTCTTGTCACAAGTTTTCAACTTCTGACCTGGAGAACGCTCAATTGTTATTCAAATTAATGTTACAAAACAATCCTTCAGCAAAAGAACCTAACTTTGATAAATGGGCAGATGACTTTCGTTTAATGAGAGAACGCGATAATAGAACGGATGAAGCAATTAAATATCTTATTAAGTGGACACAAAAGGATGACTTCTGGAGTACTAACATTCTTTCTCCAACTAAGTTAAGAAAACAGTTCGATACATTGGTAGTGAAGATTAAGAAAGAGAAAGGGAAGGGTCAATCTAAAACGATTAAAAATAAGAAGGAAATCAGAGAGGAGGACTTTGACCTTGAATAAGAAGCAGACATTTGAATTATTAAAGGCAATTAGTGCATTGTATCCGATATTTGAAGTGACACAAATGAAAATTGATTTATGGACTACTATTCTATCAGAACAAGAATATGAGGAAATGCTAAAGAACCTTTCTAACTATGCGAAATATAATCAATTTCCTCCTAAACCAGCCGACTTATTAAAAGAAGATCATGAAGTGAAATATACAGGACCAACTGTTTCGGAGACAAAAACAATGTTCAGTCGGTGGGATGAAAATAGCAAAGACGTGACGCCGCCAGAGGAACGGGAAAAGCATTTAAAAGACATAGCGAAGATATTGGGGATTAAACGGAGGGGAAGACAGTGAATCAGACATTAGATTACACGGGACTATACAGCATTCAAGCGGAGCAAGGTCTTTTAGGGGGACTAATATTAGATCCAGACAAGATAAAAGATATCAATTTACAACCTGAGCAGATGTATCGCCCTCAACACGTCCATATCTTCCGTACAATGCTCGAAATTGATAACGGAAACGAACCGATAGACCTTGTAACAATGACCGCTAGATTGGCTGAGAAAGGGCTTATAGAGGATGTCGGCGGAATCGGATATCTCGCTCAATTATCTGAGACTACGCCAAGTACTTCTAACATTAAATACTATGAAAAAATCGTATGGAGTAAATGGCGAGATCGAGAGGTTGTAAGAAATACAGAAGCGCTGAAACAAGCGGTTCATAGCGAAAATGATACAGAACTTG